AAATATTTGTCATATAAACAGGAATTGCTAGGTGATGAAGTAGTAGTTGTACCATCCACTAGTAACTTATCAATCAAGGAATTTATAGACTACCTATCTCATGTAGAGGGCTTTGCTCATACATTAGGTTTTAAATTAGAGGAGACGTATTGATGCAATATAAAAAAGTAATGGTTATTGGTGATATGCATATACCGTATCATCATAAAGACTCTTTTGCCTTTCTTAGAGCGTTAAAGAAAAAGTATAAGGGGTTTGATTTAGTAGTAAACATAGGTGATGAGTTGGACCAACATGCTATTAGTATGCATGACAATGACCCTGACCTACCTAGTGCTGGTGATGAGTTAAAGTTAAGTAAGGCATATATCTCAGACTTAGAAAAGATATTTCCTGATATGACATTGGTTGATTCTAATCATTCATCGTTAGTGTATAGACGAGCTTTAAAGTATGGCCTACCTAAAGCATACCTAAAATCCTATAACGATTTCCTGGAAGTAGGTAAAGGTTGGAAATGGGTAGATGACTTAACAGTAACTCTTAACGATGGGTCTAGGTGTTTCTTTACTCACGGTATGAGTGCTAATGTATTACAAGTAGCTCAAAAAATGGGTATGCATACGGTCCAGGGCCACTACCATAGTAAGGCAAGTATTCAGTACTTTAGTAACCCTGACAAATTAGTTTGGGGTGCACAGACTGGATGTTTAACTAACCAAAAATCGTTAGCGTTTAATTATGCTAAGAACTTTAAAGACAGATTTATTATGTCTTCTTTAGTTATTGTAGATGGCCAGCCTAGGATTCATCCTATGATAGTCAAAAACGGTAAATGGATAGGTAGGATAGTCTGATGAAAAAAGCAGACAAACTTAAAATGCAAAAGATGGTTGAGTTTGGTTGTGTTGTGTGTAGATGGTACGAGGGGGCGGATGATTTACCACCTTGTAACATTCATCACATTAGAGATAAGACTGGACTAGGAATGAAGGATGAAGAGATGATTCCATTGTGCCATTATCATCACCAAGGACGTATGGGTATTCATACAATAGGTAAAAAAATGTGGGAAGAAAGGTATGGTACTCAGCGTGAATTACATCAACGATTACAGGGGGATTTATGCAAATAGATTTAGAGAATTATCAGTATCTTGAAGGAAGTAACCTAAAAGAGCAAGTAGGGGGTGACCATTATTCTAAGTTGGCTATTCAACCAGTTACTTATATTAACGCTAATGGTTTAAGTTACTTACAAGGTAATGTTATTAAATATGTTACTCGTTATAAAGATAAGAATGGTGTTGAAGATTTAGAGAAGGCAAAACACTATATAAATATGTTAATAGAATTGGAGGGCAAGTAAAATGGCGTATCTTGGATATAAAACAAAAGCCTTTAGGGAGTACAAGAAAGAGCAGGAAAGGATAAGGCTTTGGAAAGAAAAAGAAAAAGAAAAGAAACGGCAGCGTAGGTTACATAAGAATGTGTTTAGGTCTACTGTAGCTTGCATAGGCGTAGCAGTAATGCTAATAGCTTTATATGCTGTAGTATTTGTAACGAGTGTAAAAGCAGAAGGTAGTAAGGTAGGCGTAGGTAATTTTGTCATGGCAGTATCATACACTGAGTCATACGATGATTTAGTTTATGTTAGTAACTTTGTAAATTGCGACCATGCTCTTAACTACTATAATCAAAATTGTACGGATGCAAAGATAATGATGTGTCAATTAGAAAAGTTCCTATATATGCCTATTGGTCATAATAGTGATTCATCTTTTGACTTTGAACCAACAGACAAACAGTCCTGCGGATTCGTAGGAGTACAGAAACCTAAATTTACGGAGGGTGATTAAGATGGGAAAAGGAAGCGGACGTAGACCACAAAACATTAGTGATGAAGAATTAGAAAAGGCATGGAACGCTATATTTGCTGGACATCCTAATGAAGACGACTTTGAAAACGTTAAAAAGGACATTGTAAAGCGTAAGAAAGATGTCGTTAAAGAAGATGATTATGGCAATGTATTACCTAGGCCTAATGACCCTGATAGATTTGTTGATGATATTGGGGATGCATAATGGCTAAAACATCACCAACACAAAGAACTTTAAAACGCATGAGGGAGTCTGGTGATTATGTTCTAGTAAAAGTAGTTGAACACTGGAACGCTCATGCATTTAAAAGACAAGACCTCTGGAACTTTGATATATTAGGTATATCAATTACTGGAGAGACACACGCTATACAAGTAACATCTTATAGTAATGTAAACGCTCGGATTAAAAAGATAGAAGAATCAGAGTACACACCACATCTTAGAGATGCTGACTGGGTACTTTTGGTTGAAGGCTGGAAGAAAGAAAAGAACGGCCGATACAAATCTTACATATCCGATTTATCTTAACGAAAGGGGAATTATGGACAATTATCAAAGATTTATACACGTCTCTAGGTATGCACGATATATACCAGAGCTAAAAAGAAGAGAAAACTGGGATGAGACAGTTACCAGACTAACTGACTTTATCCGCAAACATCAACCAGCATTAGGTAAAGATATAGATAGGATACATGATGCTGTATTAAACTTAAAAGTTATGCCAAGCATGAGGTTGTTAATGACAGCAGGTGAAGCCTGTGAGCGTGATAACATATCTGCTTATAACTGTAGCTACTTAGCTATGAATAACAAGAGAGCATTTTCTGAGTGCTTGTATATATTAATGAACGGTACAGGAGTTGGCTTTAGTTGTGAAAGACAAGAGATTGATAAGCTACCACCTATTCCAGAAAGTATTAATCCTTGTGACGATACTATTGTTGTTGGCGACAGCAAACTTGGGTGGGCGAAGGCGTTTAAAAAACTTCTATCTAGTTTATGGGAAGGTGACATACCGACCATTGACTACTCTCGTGTTAGACCAGCAGGTGCAAGGTTAAAAACTTTTGGTGGCAGAGCATCAGGACATGAGCCATTAAAAAGACTTTTTGATTTTGTTACAGAGACGTTCGTTAATGCTAGAGGGAGAAAGTTAACATCTATTGAGGTACACGATATCACTTGCATGATTGGTGAGATTGTAGTTGTAGGTGGTGTTAGACGTTCGGCTCTTATCTCATTATCTAATCTTACAGATAAACGTATGAGAGAAGCTAAGATAGGTGCTTGGTATAACGAGTTTCCTTGGCGTGGTCTAGCTAATAACTCTGTGTCATATACAGAGAAGCCTGACATGGAAGTATTCATGGAAGAATGGCTATCGTTAGTGAAGTCTAAATCAGGTGAGAGAGGTATCTTTAATAGAGTTGCATCTCAGAAACAAGCTGGAAAGTGGAAAAGACGTTCAGAATCAATGAGTTACGGGACGAACCCTTGCAGTGAGATAATATTGAGGGATAAGCAATTCTGCAACCTGACTGAGGTTGTAGTGCGTGCAGAGGATACTCATGATGTATTAAAAGAAAAAGTAAGGTTAGCAACCATACTAGGTACTTTTCAATCTACCTTATCTAAGTTTCAATTCTTATCTCAAGAATGGACTAAGAATACTACAGAGGAAAGATTGTTAGGTGTTTCATTAACGGGAATTATGGATAATAAGTTTATGGCTAATCCTGACCCTAAATTTTTGGAGGAGTTAAGGGATGAAGCTAGAAAAACAAATAAGAAATATGCCAAACTCTTGGAAGTTCCTGAGTCTGCTAGTATTACCTGTGTTAAGCCTAGTGGTACTGTGTCTCAACTTGTTGATAGTGCCTCTGGGATTCATTCTCGACATAGTAATTACTATATTCGGACTGTTAGAATTGACAAAAAGGATGCTCTTTACGAGTTCCTCAAGGAAAAAGGGGTTGCTGTGGAAGACGAGGTATATCGTCCTGATAGCACCGCAGTGTTTGCATTTCCTATTAAAAGTCCTAGAGGGTGTATTACACGCGATGATAGAACTGCTATTGAAGAGCTTGAAACTTGGCTAGTCTATCAGAGATATTGGTGCGAGCATAAACCTTCTGTAACGATTAACGTTAGAGAACATGAATGGTTAGAGGTTGGAGCATGGGTATATAAACACTTTGATGAAATATCAGGGATTAGTTTCTTACCACACTCAGACCATAGCTATCAGCAAGCGCCATATCAAGAGATAGATAAAGAGACATTCAGAAAGGCATTAAAAGAAACACCTCAGCTAATTGAGTTTGAAGAATTGATTGAGGAAGATGACTTTACTGAAGCAAGTCAAACTTTAGCTTGTACTGGTAATTCTTGTGAGATAATATAACGCTCTCTAAGCGATTATTTTTCTTCAAGGTA